TCAATCTTACTGTCTGTTCTAATTTCTTGTTTATCACCATACACTCCAATTAGCTTTGAAGCTAACCAGCGATAATGCGAGAGCTTCTCACGAACCACCATAATATTACGATTGTCCGCATTCTCTAACTCTTCAATAATTAAATCTAAATATGTTTGAGCGCCTATTCGTCTAGCAGTTAAAATCTTGTCAGCGAACTCTTTGTTAGTTGCAATCCATTTATAAACTTTTGATAAACTTGGTGCTTCTTTAGCTTTGCAAATCTTTGTTAGTGGAGTTCCGTTCATCAATTGAGATACGATTGAGTTCTCTATTTCTGATGTCAGCTGCAATTCGCTCATGATCTTTACGTTTTAAATTTAATAATAATTTTATTTTACCTTCGGTAGTCTTTGCAGACTTTGGACCAGTAGAAGCGCCACCATGAATTCTACAACGGATGTTTCCGTTCTTACATAATATTCCTGGAGCTTTGCAAGGTAACTTATTTTGTTTGTTTATAGTTTCGCAATCTACTCTAATCTTCTTCATCGCTAATCTGTTTTGAGAATTATTCTTAACTACTCTGCTGTTAGACTTTTTAAATTTAAATTAATTACAACAGCGCATAGATGAACTGTTTTCACAACAGCCTGTTATTTTACACCTGTTCGCTTATTTGTATAGGCTAGGAGAATAATATTATTTCTTATGTATCTGAAGAATAAATAATTATTGAAATTGTATTAGAATTTGTAAAGAAATTTGTCGATGCTGTCAAATGAATATGCAAGATTTATTTTGTCTGCCAATCGTTGTAAGATTGTCTGATAGCGAATTTTTAAAGTAGTTCTGTGATAGCCAAACATCTTTGCAAGTTTTGTCATTGGAAATCTATTTGCTCTCATCCATACTAATTTCCTTGCAAATACTGGATCATTATCAATATCAGATTTTATCATAAGCATAACTTCAACTGCAAAGTTATATCTGGTCAATTGTTTAGGAGTAGCTTTGCCTTTGTAACTAGCAATATAATAGCCAAAATCTTGCTCATCATAGCTGCAATCAATAATCTTATACATAGCAGGAACTCTTCTGTTGTTTGGTTTTGAGATAAATCTTTCAGTCCAAACTGCATCCTCAAGCAAATATCTAATCTGCGTTTCGGTATAAATTTGTTTATCTATTATCTGTTCGTCTATTTTTTTCATCGTAATATACCCAAGGAAATCTAAGTTGATTTGGTTTTATGTTTTCAAAATCATCGTCAGGCAAATCACGTAGAGCTTCTGACAAATCAAATTGATCTAATTTAGGATATAGATAAATTGTGTTATCCGCTTCCTTATTTAAATCTTTAACTTTGTTATTTAAATTTTTAAATCCTGCTGCTAAATTGTTTTTCTTAAATCCTAAGTTCTCCAAGAATGATTTATAATATGGCATCTCAAATACTAAATGAGTTCCATTAAAATTAATTGTAAGTAATTGCTTTTGATCTACCTCTAGCTCTGCAATCCTGGATAAGATTTCTTTTACAGTCGCTAAAGATAATTGAAATAATCCTGCTATGTTTACAAGCCTTACAAATGGTTCATGCTTACGTAAATTATACTGCGAACAAAGATATTGATAAATTCTAAATTCTTGATTTGTTAATTTTAAATTTGAAATTAATTCTGTACAGCTAGGATAGTAATCTCTCATAATTATCCTTGCGTGTTAAATTTTTATTAAATTCCGTATCAGCGTTCATACGTTTTTTTAAATATTCTTTGGAATTGCAATCTGGAATATGCTGCTGAACTTTATGCTCCAGGTATTGCAAGAAGTGATCTGGTTCTAATTCAAGTATTGTTGTTGATGGATTTGGATATATTCTTTTTAAGTAAAATTTAGTTATTGGTCTTTCAGCTTTAGTCTCATCAACTGTGTACCAAATAATCCAATAAGGTATTTTTAAGCATTGAGCGATTTGTTTATATGGTCTTTGCAGCCACTCTGATTTGCCTTTAAAACTGTTATCTTTATTGTAAATAGTATCAGCAATTATTAGGTTTTTAGCGCAAGCTGGACAAATACTAAGGAAATCACAGTCTGTTAAAGCCACTAAATCGTGTTGTTTTCTGTGCCAAACCGAGACTGGTGTGCGTGTTACGCTATAAAACTCATTTCTAGCCATTTCTAAGCGTTTAATATCTGCAGATGAGATGTCAAGTTGTTTTGTCAGACTTGACTATAATATTGGTCTATGTCATAAGATCTTATATCTATGGAATTAGCGTTAAAAACAGACTGGTTAAAATCAGAGCCTTCTAAAGAATGGCTTAACTCGCATCAAGACGAGGATTTCTTTATTGATTTTAGAAAAAATCCTGAAGATCAATTAGGCGCAATTGCTACAGTTCAAATCAATTTATTTTCTGAAAAATTAACAGGCAACAATAAAGTTGAGAGTTTTAGCTATATAATATCTGGCTTATCTATTGATGCTTATAGAAAAGTATTAAGTTTAGATTTCATTAAACTTAAAGATGAGTTTATTGATTTATGGAAATTTGAAAAAACAGAATATCAAAACAAAATATTAAAAAATACTTTTGCTCCTGCAGATACAGCTGAACAATTAAGTACTCAACTACATATTAATAATTTAGATACTAAAAAATTTGCAGAAAAATCTGATAAGAACTTTGCAAATATTTGGAAGGAAGTTCGTGGTCAAAGAAAAATATCTATTGACCAAGCTCTTAACTATTCAAAAGTTTTAAATTGCGATCCTGTTGATTTATTATTTGAAGAGCTGAAGTGTCAGGTGTGGGGAGCTGTAGATTTGTTATCTCCGCAGTCTTTAGGAGATTATGATTATGTTCCAGGTCAAGTTTGGAATTACGATAATGAAATTGTTACTGTACCAAGAGATATTTACAGACCATCCATCAAAGCAATTAAAATTAAAAGCGCTGGCTCTATTTATAACAATCACATTATTTTTTATTATAAAGGTAGCGACATTAAAAATTATCATGGCAAGTTAGTTGTAGTTGGTAAGAAATTTGTATTTGATGAATTTGGTATTGATGACATCAGATACTTCTTTGGAATTTATGAGAATGCCAGAGGCAAAATAAATATATTGAACCCAGATCCATTTGCAAAAAATAAAGTTGTTATTGAAGATATAGTAGATCCTTTATTTATATCTCCTGTAGCTGCAATTATTGATCCTATTCTTACAAAAAAATCTAATAGAGTAAGATCAGCAATTCTTAGAAAAGATATTCAAGATAAATTAAATGAAGTTGAAAAGACTTTGTTAAAAACAAGAGATTTATTATTAACATTAAAAGATAAGAAAAAAAGCATTGAAGCAAAACATAAGTACGCTCAAGTATTAGGTCAGTATGAAAGATTACTTACCAACTTAGACAGTAATAATAAAATAGTAGAGCTTAAACCTAGCAATAAGAAAACAGCATGACAAATAAAGGTCCATTATTTTTAAGAAAAAAAGAAGTTTGTCTGCGATACGGAATTCCTGAGAGTTCATTAAAACACATGGTCTCTGCTAGATATAAATATCAAAAGCCTCCTCATAAAAAAATTGGCAGAACAAGTTTTTATGGTCCAATAGATCAATTAGATGCTTGGTGGAATTCAGATTTATCTGGAATTAAAGTCGAGAACAATTCGGCGAATTCGGCGATCAAGGCGACAAAGCTAAAGTTGGCTAAGTAGAGGTTCTAAGTAGTCAAGGCTGACTACATTCATAGACAAGTTAGACATGAGAGAATACATAAGCTCTTATGACAAACACAAATATAATTTTAGATAGTAATACAAAAGTTTTAGATCCGCTTTCAGAAGCAAAAAATATTAATCCTCCGTTTGCAGTTAAATTAAAATTATCTCATCACTCACCTACTCAATGTTTGATGCCAGATGGTCCATACGTTTACAGATATGTAATTTGCGATCAGACAACTAGAAGATTGTTCGAAGGTAATTCTCAAATGGCTGCAGGTGTTGCAGTTAACAATGCTTTACAATGGCACTATGCCGATATTCTTTGGAAGTTAAGTCCAGCAAATAAACTAACTCCTACTAATCATATTAAGTTAAAAAAAGATTTTGCTATCAGAGCAGCAATAGAAGAATTCAAACAATACAAGCCAGTCAACGATAAAGATCAAGCAAAGAAGGATCATTATCTTGAAACTCTGCCTGTAACGATTGAAAACGCTTTCCAAGCAATTGGAAAATTAGGTAAGGTAGAACCTGTTACTTGTGAAAATTATGTAACGATACCTGGTGATAGTTTTTCTCTCTCTCTTGCTATCATCGGTCGTTCTGATTTTGAATTTGGTAACTTCGGTATCAAGTCTTTCCCAGCAGACGCTTCTAAAACATCGTCTCCTAGTTCTGCTGGATCCTTTCTCCTTGAACTGAAAACATCATGGTCAAGACCAGGCAAAGCTAAAAAAGATGGTTCATTGTCGTTCGTATCTTCTAAGGCTCCTACCTTACCTTCTCAATCTCATTTAATTCAAGTTGCTTTTTATGCAGCTGCTTATGATTATAAAATTCCAATTAAACTTTTGTATGTTTCAGAACAAGACACAGCTCTATTTGATAGCAGCAATTGTGAATGGTTAACTGTTGAAGGTTTAAAGAAAAATTTTAAATATATTTTGAATGTAGCAAGACGTAGAGAGCGAATGTTTGCTCGCTATCAAGACTTGTCAATTGATGAAATTAAAAAATCATTAATTGCAGATGTTGATCCTCAATTTGACCATCCATTCTATTGGAACATTGGCAGAGAATTTGTCAATCAAGCTAAGGAGTTATGGAATGTGTGAAGGCAGAATAAAATATGTTGGATCTTTAATATTAGAAGATCGCAAACTTCGTAAACAGTTAAGACGTAAAAAGATTTTTTTAGCAACACTAACTTTAACAATAGGAGTAATAATAATATGGCTGATAAAATAATTAAAACCATTAGTGATTTTAAAAACAGTCTTAATGGTCAAACTATATCAATACATGGAAAGGATTATGCAACAGTTGCTCATAGAGTAGCAATTGCAAGACGTAATCTTGGATGTGATTTAGATATAACAACTAAAGTAATTCACCTGGATAATGAAAAAGCTGTTGTCCAGGCTGATATATTCCTGGAAGGAAAGCACGTTAGTTCTGGTTTAGCAGAAGAGTTTAGATCTGCTTCAAGAATTAATCAAACAAGCGCACTAGAAAATGCTGAGACATCAGCTGTTGGTCGTGGACTTTCATTCCTTGGAATAACAAACGATCAGATTGCTTCTGCTGAAGAAGTTAGTCTGGCTATAGAGCAGCAAGATAAACAATTACAAAAGGCTTTAACAGAGCTGGAAGTAATATCACATCTTGGCGCCTATAAATCTTGGCTGTCCACTTACAAACCTGCCTTTCAACAACTGAAAGAAAAGAATCCATTATCTTACACAAGATTTATGGAGAAGTTTACAGCCATCAAAACAAACCTAACAAACAAAGGAGTAAACCTAAATGGTTGAAGATAAAAAGAAGAAAAATCTTGGTATCGCAGTTCCTCAAACAAATAAAAAAGATCCTAAGTCATACGATATGTCAGGATCATTTGAAGTTGCAGGAATTAAATACAGATTTGGTGCATATAAATCAGTAGCTAATGGAGAAGGTAAAATGTCCAAAGGCTCTGAATATTACTGGTTCCATAGAATTGAATTGGCTGATGACGCAAAGAGACCTGCGCAAACGTCTTTTGATCCAAACGAATTGGAGAAAATGTAATGGACACAGATAAGTTTAAATCGGTTGCAATCAATATGGACACTTACAAACGTATTGAAGAATTGGCTGCTAAGCGATTTGAGCTGCCAATCTCTATGAGTAAAACAATTGAGTTCTTTATTAAAGAGGCTCATCAAAGTTGGAAACCAAATGGAAAACAACAATCTAAATAAAAGATTGAACTCCATTCGTAAAGTTAAGGAGCAGGAGTACGGATCATTTAACGATAATATGAAAGACATTTCTATTATCTGGTCCGCACTTCTCTCCGAACTTCTAAAGAAAAAATTATCTCCGCACCATGTTTGTCTTATGTACACAGCAGCAAAATTAATTAGAGCAGCGCATAAGTTTAAAGAAGATAGCTACATTGATGCTCAGAATTATTTAGAGCAAGCAAGACTAATGCACGAACAACATGACTTACAAGAATTCACAGAAAGATTTTAAACCTATGAGCATTATTGAATTTAAACTTAATTTAGAAATCTCTCACAGAGACACTCTGAATAATAAAAAAATAGAGCAGCTTTATAAAAACTACATGAGGTCTTATGAAAAAAAATCTAAATAATATTTATATATTTCCAGGTGTTGTTAATCCCAAAATTCAAGACATGGAACTGGATATGTATGCAACACAAGAACGACTTAATCACATATTTAATCTTGATGATTACGAATTTGGATTTCAAAAGATGACTGAAAAAGACTTAGAAATACTAGCCGATTATGCAGATGTAATGAGCTTCAATAGTTTAGCTGCAAGAAGATTAATTTCTGTGCTGGCACTAATGATCATCAAACAAGAAGAAGTAATTAACGAACTAGAGGATCTACATGAGAAGAATTTATAGAACAATAATTGGTGAGGCTGTTTTCTTAAACGAAAAGACAGGCTTATGTAAAAGATTAGATGGCACTCCTTGGTACATAAAAGATTTAAATAATACTTCAGGATATTTTTTGAGAATAGGAAACACATTCAAAGAGTTTCCTGCTGCTTGTTTTGAAAATACAGCAGTTGCTTCAAAGGAGTTCGATTTCAGTAATGTGAAAGAACAAATTAATCAATTTAACCAGGAGGTAAATTATGCGAAAGCAAACGCATCAAACAGCTGAAGATCAATTAAACAAAATGATCGGAGCAAATCTAAGATACTGTAGAGTTCTTAGAAAACTAAGTATGAGCGGTGTGGCTCAGTTTATAGGAGTGACACATCAACAAGTCTATAAATATGAGAATGGAATTAACTCATTAACTATCTTTAGACTTAAACAGTTCGCTGATTTCTTTAAAGAGGAAATTAAAAACTTATTAAATCCTGACTACATATCAATCATGTGTAGATTAGTTGAAGCTAACTTCTTTAACACTTCAGAAAAAGAAATGAAGATTGGATCAGTAGATCTAAGCACGATGTCTGATCTTTCAAAGAACGTAAGAGTTAAAGATTATCAAAATACAACGCTACATTTAAAATATGAAGGAGCTAGTAATGGCAATAATTAGAGTTGATGATGTTGAAATTGAATTTCAAAAGCAACATCCTGAGGTAAGTGCGAAGTGGTGTGTTTATATTAAAGTAAGAAAAGGCGAACACGAAAAATTATTAGCGATGATTATGACTGATAATATGCCTTTCACTAGCTTTACTAATAACCAAGGTAACATTGTAACTAAAGCAGCGGCAAGCTCTGTAACAAGGATATGTCAGTAATTGTGAAAACAACAACAGGCAATTGTGATTTTATTTTGGAACAAGAATATCCAGATGAAGCTGCAGCGCAGGTTGAAGAAGGTAAGAAAATAACTAATGCAACATTTACAAACGTAAAAGTTTTTAATGTTAAATATAAAATCAAGGAAGCAATAGATGCTGGAACTAATACAAAACCTACTTTGGATTGAAGTGTTTTTTATAATAGCGATGCTGCTACTGTTTTTAATATGGAGTAATAAATGATTGAATACGACAGCAGGATATTAAGATTAAGAAAACAATACCAAGGATTGTCTAGGCTAATGACATCAATAAGTGATTTGTACATTTATGGAATATATCCGCAAAATTATCCTAATTTATCTGTAGTTCTGGACCAGACTAAAGATCACGTTAAACAAATACTAAAGGAAACTAAAGCTGAAATAGCTCAATTAGAAGAGCCTAATAGTAAATATGATTTAGTTCCTGGAGATACCATAGAGATTATTGAAGATTATGAGTGAAATGATTGAAATAAAATTAGAAGATTTCCAAAGGTTAGTTGAGGAAAATGAGAATTTACAAATGCTAGTTAAAGATAAAAACCAAAGAATTACTTTCCTAGAAGATAAATTAAATGAATGCGAGGAGGAAATTAATATCCATATTCAAAGCGATATAGCTAACAATAAACAATTTGGCAGACACAAAGAAATATCTGAACAAGATAAAGTTAATTACTATGAAAAATTCAACACAGACTAAAAAAGTAATTACAGGTTATTACGGAACAGGTA